ATTGGAACCCAATCGAGTTGCCAACTTCCGCTTCCAAGGGTCAAAGTTCCGTTTTGACCGCTTACGGAGTCGATGATCGTTGTTCCGCTTCCTTCGTTGATGGAGTATGATGCAAGCAAAACGTCTGCCGCTCCGAGCGCACGAAAATCCGCAATTCGAACTTGCGATCTTCGGGTTGAGTTTGCGTTTGTTCCGCGACCAATCAAATCGAGTTTTTTGGGCACACCCCCAACGGAAGTAAGCGCAATTCGATTCCACAGGTTCGCGGTTGGGTTCGTTGCGTTGTTGCTTATGCTAGAGCCATTTAAAACGGCGGTCGAGTTGACGAAAGACAAGTTAGATGTATCGCCCCGCCTCTCCAAGTTTATGCGGTCAGCATCGCCTAGTGACCACTCAAAATATGGCTGAAAGGTCGATATTGTCGTCTGGCTTGTGAAAAACTTGAACTCGACTTTTTGAACGTTGCTTAATGTTGGCAATGTGATGAAAGATGAGTTGTTTAGGTCTAGCACATTCCGACTCAAATAGCGTAGGCCGTTAGAGGTGTCCGTATACCGTAACCCCGCCCGAGTCGGAGCACCAATAACCAAATTCGGATCGCCATCGCCCCTTAATCCTCTGCGCCCCATGCGGTTGTAAGCCAAATAAGTTGTTTGCATTTTTTGCTCCTTAATTAAAGTACCATGCCAATGAGTAGCGACCTAGAGCTCACTATGCCACTATTTGCAAAAGCGGTAAATGTTGAAAGTGACCGCACTGTATAAGTAAATGGACTTGATGACCCCGTGACCGCGATCTCAAATTCTAGCTTAGTGCCACCAATTGTAAACGATGTAGATCCAAGATGATAGCGCGGGAATTGAATCAGCTTTGGCGCAGTAAACACCAATAATGTATCACCGCTTGTAATGCTTACATTCGATCCGCCCGCAGTCAATCCCGCAACACTTAACTCACCCCCCAACAAAGATGAATACCCAAACATGCCATCCTCTTGAATCACATTATTAACAGTGCCTGAAGTGCTACCGCTTACATTCAATCCTGATAAAATCGAACTAATTGTAAGTGCCACATTTCTTTTTACGGGCTTAAACCCGTCCTCACTCAAAGTCGCGCCAAGAGTTAAAAACGCACCGCTTTTATACTCAAGCTCCAAAGCACCCTTTTCGCTCCCGTTTGTGGATGATATGATTTTTCCACAAATGGCCCCATAAGATTCTTGATTTCCTGCCGAGTCTTGGAGATCAAAATTAAGGCAAACCTCTGATGTATTCGCGCTTGTGGCTCTGTAAAGTGTAAAAGCTTGAGAAACAGACTGCTCAACAAGCACATTCCCTTTGGCCCAAACTTGATAGGTGCCACTCGAATCAAATCTTTGACCAATCGTCGAAGCGTTCCAATCCGCGCCATTTCCAAAAGACCAAGGACTCGAAAACTGATTGTGACCACTCAACTGCATCCCGCCCGAAAGTGCATTGACCCTCTGCACAAAACACAAAGTAGCAGTGATCCAATTGAGTTGATAACAAACCCTCTCAAGCGCACCAATCGAATCAAGCAGGATCGAAGCACCCGAAGTCTTACCCGCCATGACAAACGTGACCCCGCTTTGAGTCAAAGTGAGATTTCGCGCCAGGGTGGCATGACCCAAAACTGAGAGCCTACTAAACGCGCCTGCCGTGGGAGATGCGGTTGTAATTGTGACCGCGCCCGTTGAACTCGCTAGGTTAACATCTGCTTGGTTTCCGTTTGTGAGAGTCCATGTGTAAGCGGTCGCTGGGGAGTTGGATTGATTCGTTAAGGCCCACGCCCGAGCAGTCTGAGCCGCGCCAAAAGTTTGAGGCAGGCCCAAAACCGCTAGAGTGTCAGTCGCAGTAATTACGGGGATGTCGAGTTGTCTATTGGCAGTGATCGCCCCGCCTACAATTGTGTATGTAAAAGTGTCAGCGGGGTTATTGATTAGGAGGTTTGATTGGAGTGCGAGGTTACCGCTAATCACAGCCGGGCGATTTAAAGTCATCGCTCCACCCGCCACCCGAGCAATAGTAAGTGGCGAATCAATCGTATTACCGGCATCATCATATGCGGTCAATGCAAAATTTGACCCCGCATTTGATCCGCTCTCTGTATCAGTATTGGCCCGCAAAAGCCATCTTTGAGCACCATTAGTAAGGATCCTAAGACCGCGATTTGCCCCATTTGCCCCATCCGCATCAAATCTAGGCGATGCTGTGACCACCCCGCTAAATGCGCCTGTAGTCGCGCTAATCCCGTTTGCAAACGGAATCACCGCAGTTGTCGGAGTCGTCCCATCCCGCCTGATATACGCACTCAAATCAATATCAATGTACTCCCACCCGTCCGATGTGCTACGAGCGACCCGCCCCGATTCGTGGCCAATGTCTTCGAGTTTACCACCGCCAACATCATGAGATTGACCCGAATCCACCCCATTGATCCAGACCGCCCAATAGCCACGGGGGACGCTCAGGGACTCATAAAGTCCATTCCCTTTGTGGCTCATCGATATGGTAGACGCACCCCGCTTGAGTTGCACCGTGGCAGATGTGAGCGGGTTGCCCGATGCGGGGTCGCGCACCGTGAAATAGATTTTTTCATTGTAAGTAGGCATTAAAAGACCTCAGTTAATGTGATTCGCGCTTGTACCGATTGGCTTAAATTTAAGCCCGTGACGATGTATTTTGCTGATTTTAGGCGAGTTGGGATCGAGGGCAAGTCAACCTTTACAATCGACCCGATCTCAAGGCCGATGATCTCATTCAAGTGCGTTGTGAGCGTGACTGAATATCTAGGTTGAGAAAGCTGATTCGCAGTCCAAACCGCCAAGCGAACCGCGCTCAGATCATCCCGTAAAAATTGGCAATCAATTTGCTCCGTTGCGCCTTGACCGATTTTGTTTGCAGTCTTGATTAGCCCCAAAACCGCATCGGCACAATCCGAGCCCGTGACATTAGCATGACTCGACCGCGCCCCATTTGCATCCAAAACAACCGACCGCGAATATTTGCCACGCGCGTGGTCATACCGATAGCGCACAATGACCGATGTGACCAAATCGCGCCTTCCCGATATAGACCAAGTGCAAGCAGGCAAATTGTCACCACCCAACAAAACCGAAGTCGAATTGAATGTTTTGGCAATTGTAGCACTTCCCAAATCCTTGAATTGGATCGAATTGCGAAGGGCTATTGCACAAAAAGACGTGCGCTCTCTTGTGATTGTCCGCAGTAGATCCGAGGTGTTTTGAGGCGACCCCACCACAATACCACTTGCAAAATTGTCAGTGGGTAGACCCGTTCCCGAAAGGCCAAAAACGCTCAGTACATTCGCCATGGTCGCGCCTGATGCGTGCGGTGCCGATCTCGAAAAGACTTGATCCTCTTTGACCTCGACCCGCGCATTAAAAAGCATTCGCACAAAATGCAATTCGATTTGGGTTTGCAGGGTGAATGTGTTTTGGCTGCCCCAAAAATTATCCAACTCGTAGCCATCGGGATAGGCGTGTTTTGCACCAACACCTCTTACTACTAAGCTAGTCTTTGTAATATCCGAAGTCTTTTTATTAAGAGGATTGTATGTAGTGGTGCGGATTGATGAGACTTGATTTCGAACTGAGTCAAGCCTTTGCGCATGAGTCAAAGTTTGTAGGTCTGTACTGATTTTTCTGTAATCCCCATCGAAGTCCACAAAAACACCTTCGGCCCATGGGAAAACATAGCTTGCATCCGTCCCGCTTGTGTACTTGCCGAAAAGCATCCTATAAAAATTCGTTGCATCTTGATAAGACATGGACTCACCAATAACCCGCCCATCCGCTTGATTTATGCCAACAACGCTATAGGGGCAGTATCTCCCGCGAGTTCCGCACATAACGGAAAACTTTGATATAAGCCCATTAAATCCGATCTCTTCCCAGGTGATTTTGAGGCGACTTGAAAAAAGTGAGTTTGAGATTTTGACGCTCGGATTGACCCAATCCGCATGAGGGATCGGGCTAAAAATGAGCGGGCTTGAGTGGTAATTATTGGTCGTTTGCGCATCGCGCCATTTGATCCAATCGCCCGAAATACCACATCCAAGGGGGTAGCTAAATTCGGCTGTGGTTTCCGTCGCGGGCTCAAAGGCTTTGAAAGTCGTGGGGGCAGGAGGATCAGGAACAAGCAAAGCACCCTTACTTGATTGATGCGTGTACATGGGCCAACCGAGCGCATCATAGGCCTCAACAATCGCGATCTCTTTGGGATAGAGCGACCCTGTGAGCGTGAAAAATGCACTCTTTGGCGGATCTTGACCGACCCAATTTGTACCTGCATTTTGCACAAAAACCGAAGTGCCAAGTGCGCCCCGTGACACCTCAACGGGTTTCGAGCTGAATGCTGCATTGAGAAAACCTTGTGCGCTTGGTTGTGGTGCGGACCCGCTCAAATCATAGGCAAGCGACCGATTAGAGTCCTTTTTTGCGCACTCACTGATAACCTCCCCATTCGCAGGGAAAAGGGCATAAAATGGACTCCCTCCATCAATCGAAGCATTCCGCGCTGAGTCCATGGATGAATCACCACCACCCGCGCCACCAATATTGCTCAAGAGCGATCCACTTGCGCCCGTATCAATGCCAGTTAAAACCCCGCCCGATTGCACCAAAGTCCCACCAATGGGCCAAGACCGCTCTGCACTTGATGAGTATAGGTTAATCCCTAAAATAGTCGCGCCACTTGTACACACCAATCCCGAATCGGTTGTAATCGAATTAGGAAATACAGCAGGAATAAATGAATCAGAATCGTTCATGTTTCCGATCACAATAGGAGCGATTTTATTTTCTCGACCCGTGACGATACTACCCGAGACTTTGCCTCTTAAAATATTATCTTCTTCGGCAGTAAATTCAGTTAAATTAAAGCCTCCTTTAATATCTGAAATTACCCCATCGAATAGCTTTAGATAGGTGTCGGTTAATGGGTATGGATTTGATGGAGTAAATGTTATTACATTTGCATCTAAATCAGTCCAATTTGTGCCGTTAAATGCAAGTCCAGGTATTACGCCATCCTGCGCCCAAAGCCGAACGCGCCAGCCTAGAAAAAATGTCTCATCGGTTGCGTTCGCTTCGCACAGGGTCGCGTACCAACTATTTAACGCTGAAATGGAGAATTGTAGCTCTGATATTTTTGCAAGTGGATTTCTAAAAATATCATCAAAGCCTTTATCAATATCAGCAAACTCAAAACCATTATCAAAAACATTTCTCGGAGAGTTACCATAGTGAGTTGATCCGCTTGATGTTGCAAATGTGAATAGGGTAGCAGGGCCACCGATTGAAGGGTGATTTGATACTGTGCTAGGGGCATCGACTTGACAGACCCAAATTAAGCGATTAAGCATAGACACCCTCTGAATCCATTACACCCGCACTCGCAGGAATTGCATACCAATAAGGTATAACCGCATCCCATTTATTTAATCTACCAGTAGGAGTAAATATACTATTTGTGTTAGGCTCTCCCGCGTAACTCGCGTTTGTAATAGTAACTCCCACACCTAAACCTAAATCATCCCACGCATCGGGAACAATTGAAAAGGTGAATAATCCAAAACGAATCGTATAAGCAAAAAACTGCTCCAATTGAATCTTTTGGGAATTGCTCAAAAACTTGAAAACTAACTCCCCTTGAATAATAGTAGACCCGCCATCATAGGAAATTGACTGACCTGTAAGAGTGCGAATCGTTTTGGTTCCTGTTCGAGATAAACCGAAACGGGAACTTGGATCTAAACTCTTGCTTAAATTGACTGATCCGATTAACATTAAATCCTCCGCATCGAATTGTTAATAAGTGGGATCAATTCGCGCTCAACAAAACGCTTATCGACCACACCGCCCGAAATGGATATATTGATCCCGCCTGATTTGACACCGCCAAGACCGCTCAATTTGTTCACAAGGTCGCTAAACCTGCCCTCGTTCAAGGCATTGACACCCTCACGACCTAGAGCCCTTGTACCCCGTGCGTTAATGATGGATTCTTGCCCGTTCTCGTTTGCCAGGACCAACGAATTAACCCCTTCAATCATCCCGCCCGTAGCCATCCGAGTGGATCGCATGGAGTTGATTGTTGCAGTGGTTTGTGCAGTTGCGACCGCAGCAGCCGCGAGTCCCACGGGTAAAAATGGCTGAGTGGCCATTGCGTTCATAACCGCGCGATACCCACTCAAAAGGGCCTCGGCCACCATGAGACTTTTCATCTTGGGGAAAAATGATCTTGCAACAGTGAACGCGCTTTGGGCCAAGTCAAAACGGGCTTCCCGCTCCGCATGAATCCGCGCTAACTCTTGCTCGTGCAGAGCTTTTTTTGCATCGGCATATTGGTTCTCAACCGCTAATTCTGCGTTCTTTTGTTGCTCCAAAAGTGCGATTGAGGATAGTCCCATTTCCTCCGCTTGCATTCGTTTCTGTTCAAAATCCAGGCGAATCTTGGCAAGCTCCGCCTCTCGTTGCATATCCGCTTGAATGCTTGCATCAGCTTGAGCTTGAGCCCGGTATGCAAGCCCATCCACATACAATTGAGATTTATAGGCTTCTTGCGCTTTGAGTTGTTCTTGCTCTTTTTTGATAGCCTGGACACGGGCCTCATTGGCCTTGTTCTCCGCATCAATTGCGATTTGCAAGGAGTCGTCTTTTACCTTTTTGGCCTTGGTTTTTTTGCCTCCATCTGTGACTACTCCACCCGCGCCAAGTCCGCGCCCATCGTCTGTGATCGCAGTCGGATTAAGCAAATTGGACGCTTTGCCATAAAGCGCATCAGAGGACTCTTTTAGGGCATCCCGCGCGTTTGTGACAAAGTCGATTTTGATTGGAGTCTTGCCAAAGTATTCAAGGAGCTTATTAACATCTTTGAGCAGTTTTTGCAAAAAGTCATCAGCGACAAAAGTGATAGCATGGAAAATATCCACCACAGCCCCCGCTAGAGCGTTTGCAGATGCCAAGATCCATCGAAAGCTCGTTGCAATGCCTTTTGACACACTTGCAATAATAGGGCCCCATCCTTTTGTTAAGTCGATCAACTCTTCAAAAACCGGTATTAGATCCTCTTGTGCAGATGCCCCCGCTTGCAAAAACATTCCTGACAGACTTGCTTTGAGCGTGCCGAATGTATCCGCAAGCGCATCAGCTTTGGCCCCTGCCAAGTCGTCAAAAGTAAGACCAAGCTCCTTTGCTTGTTGATTTTGGGCCTTGAGTGAGTCCGCGCCTTGGTTAAGCAAGGGGATCAAGTCCGCTCCTGATTTGCCAAAAATGCCAACTGCTAAAGAGGTCTTTTTGGCTCCATCTTCCATCTGTGCGAATCGTTCAGCTACATCTAAAAATAGCTGATCCGAAGTCTTGGCGACTCCCTCAGCAGTCTTTAGGCTGATTCCCATTTGCTCAAAAGCAGGGTTTCCTTTTGCGGTCGCCATGTTTAATTTGGTAAAGGCTCCCGTGAGCTTATCGAGCTCAATCCCCGCTTGCCCAGCAGTGTAACGCATCCCACTTAAAAACTCCGTGGACGTGCCGACTTTCATTGCCGACTCCCAAACTTGGCTCATATCGTCAGCAGTTTTGAGGGCAATCGCAGATACTCCCGCAAAGGCAGTCCCGAGTGCCATAACCGCACCCATTGCGATTCCACCTGGGCCCAAAGCAGAGATAGAACTCGCCACACCCGCAAAGCTCGACCGAAGCCCGCCCGCTTGATTATTGAGGCCATCGACCCTTTGCGAAAACCTCTGCATTACCGCAGTGGCCCTATCTCTCACATCTAGGTTAAAAACCAAACTTTCAACCATTTTTCATGCTCCTAATCCGATCAGATATTATTGATTCTCTCAGTTTGCTTAACTTAAAGCTAAGTAACTTCTGAAAATATTCCTCATCCATATCAACAACTCCACTCATAAAAGGATAGGCCATAATTGTGGGGAGCTTTTCACCATCAAACGGACTCAATAAAATAAGCCGATCTGAGATTTCTTCAAATCGGCCTAGTCCCGCACAATCTCGATACATTAGGGGGTTTCCCTTGGGGGCAGTGTGTCGGCATGAGCCAAAGTGCTTGCACAATCCGCGAGATTCACACTGAGGCACCCCTGCATCTAACTCATCCGCGAACTCAGGATCATGCAAGCACTCAAAGCAATCACTCGGACTGAATTTCAGATCCTTTGCTTTTTGCCATTCGAGTAGATTTTTTTTCCCCACCTTGGATGTACGAGGTCATCCAAGGCTTAAATTCGGGGATTTGCGCTTCGAGTTGTTCAAAGAAAAGGATCTTTTGATCTAGGGTTAATGAGTCCCAATCGACATCGACCCCCTCGACCCGCGTACATTTTTCCGCGCAAAATTGAGTATGTTGATTAAAGAGCCATTCTTTTTGTTCAGCAGTAAGCGATTCAAATTTTAGAACGGGGTTATTTGGGTCTTTTAAGTCGTAATTTGCAGGGGTTAAATTCGAGTGAGTTTTAACCCATTTAGAGTGTTCAAGCGAATCAATCCGCTTAAAATAAACAGAAAAGCCCTCATGTTTGCGCGGTGCAAACACAGGGCCATCTAGTGTTAAATCAAATGTGAGAGCCATTTTTGTTCCTTTTTTAATGACTCAAACAATATAGGTTTTTTAAGCAAGGCGCATATAGTTTGTGGTTTGATCGTTTGTGAGCGCGATGTAAAAAGGTGGATTGTGTACCAAAGCCACCGCGCTTGCACCGCCACGACTTGCCACGAATGGATCTGCATTTTTGGGTCTGCGCGCTTTGAGTTGCAGAGTCCAACGAGAGCCATCACCGATCTCCTCTTTTGCATTCACAATTTGGCATTCGGGTAAGCACAAAATAATTCGATCTGTCCCGCGAGTGCCATCAAGTTTTAGGCTTAAAAGGGTTCCCGCTTGTTCCCAAAGCTTGTAGTTAATATCCTCGTGTCGGTTGATTGTGAGCTCAATATCCACATCGAGTTTATCTGTGCTTTGTGGCTCCGCGCGATTGATTCCGCTTTTGGTTGTGAAAATATCATCAGCATCACCAAATGCGACTTTTACACTAAAGCTGATCAAATCGACTTCGGGTAATACCGCATCAGCAGTGCCGATTGGGGCGGTATATTGGCCAATGTATGACTTGAATTGCCGGGTCAAAAAGTATTGACCATCTTGAGACGCTTGCTCTGTGAGCGCGTTGCCCTGGGTTTTGTTGGTATCGCGTAAAACCCGTTCAGCCGATCCGCTCATCTCGAGCATGAGTGGCATCTTGGGTTCTGCGCTTAGAGTGAACTCTTTGACTTTGCAGTTGATTGCAGTTTCGTCATAGTCAGCTAATTGGCGCAAAATGTGCAAATAGGTGTTGACTCGGTCGTTTGCGTTGTAGGCAGGGGATAGGCCCGCGTTTGCAGTAGCAAGTGCCGCCTCTGCTCCCGTGTATGGAGTTTGGTCTTTGCCAAGGGTGCGAAGTTCCAAGATGTGCAGTCGTTTTGATGAGGCCGTTCTTGGCCCACCCAAATCGGCATAGCCAAAACACCCAATCAACTCAGGCCCGTTCACCTCTGTGTAGATCTTGGTTTTTGCGCTCCAGGTCACAGGTACGGCGGTCACTTCTGATTCGCGGACTGCCATGGTTCCCGTTTTCGAGGCATCCTCATAAACTTCGGGGGTGTCAGAAATATCGACCTCATCCCATCTGCGCAAATGACCCGCGCCAAGGGTCGGATTGGTCGCACCGTTGTACAAATCGCCCGCTGCGGGGGCGTTTCCTTTAGCCTTAATCACTCCAAACTTGAGCAAATAGTCTTTTGTCGTTGCCATTAAATCGCCTCCTCATATCTGAATCTTGCGTTGGTATGTGTAATGGAAATGTTATCCGTAAGCCTTGCGAATTGTTGACAATCTTCCATCTCTAAACCTATCAAATTTGATGAGTTTATGAAGATCTGAATTGCTTGTTTGTGCTCCTCGCGATTTCCCGCGCGTGTAATTGCTTGGCTCACAGAATCGCTTTGCGTTGAGTCGTTTTTGTAAGTTCTGAACTCGCATTGAACAATCCAAGTTCGAGTCCTAAAAGCCCGTTCTACCTCTTGCCGACTCGGATCAAGGCAGATCGTATATGGCTTGATTGTGGCATCCTCTTGAGACTCGAAATCATGCGCCCAAACGACTTGCCCTGCGTTGATCGCAGGAACCGCTTTAAAGGCTGAATCAAGCTCAGAGATTAGAGTAGCTAGACTCATCTTGATTCACTTGGGGTTCTTGGGGGGCATAAATCGGAGCTGATCCGCTTGAGTTTGTGCAGTCATCAAGTAGCGCGCCTTGGTTTGTGCAGTCGATGAGGATGCAATTCTTGTAAATCTCACCCTTTTGAAGAGTCTTTCCACGGATTTCTTGATCTCTAAAAACATTCATGGTGTGCGGTTCCTTTGATATTCCATGTGTCGTGTGATTTGTCTTGCACTCCAACTAAATGCTTGATGGAGTGGTCTGAGTCGTTGTCGCCCTGGCTTTCGTATGTTAGCCAAAGCAAAGAGGGACTTGCCTTCATCGCCTTTGATTTCATAGGTAGCTGTCAAATGTCCACGGGTGCGCCTCATTGTAAATTCGAGATTGTCCCGTCTCATTGTTTTCGTAAAATTCCTTGTGGGATGCACTCCCGACATGATCGAATCTAAATCCCACGTTCTAAATGTGTCGATGTAATCGAGTTGCCTTCCCACGATTTTGCCTTTTGCGAAGGCTCTGCGCGGTTGTGCAGGGGCTCGTGTCGGTCTTGGAGCGTATCTGTTTTGGCGGGAAAATCCCCTTTTGTACCGCTCTGATGGGCCGACTCTGCGCCTTGTTTGCTCGATTGCCTTAACATTTTGGGGTAGATCTTGATAGACTCTGTCGGGGTCGCCCTGCACAAAACCGCGATCTTTCGCGCGGTCCTGAGCAAGCATCGCAAGGGTTCCAAGTGCATTACCCGTGATTGTTTGAATGCGGTCAATCGCGTTAAAAATGGCCCTTTGATTGGCTGTAATATTTGCGGATAGACTCACATTCATTTGGATCAATTGCCTTGAATGAAAATGGCTGTGAGGGCTTCGATCAGCTTCTCACGATTCGTGATGCGCCCATCGACACCCTTGATATTGCCAAGTTCGCGGAGGTCTGCATCAGTGTTTTGGGAAAGGCTAGTCATGTAGTCCAAGACCTCTTGGGGGAGAGCGGGTTCTTTGGCGGGGGCTTTGTCGCGCTCGTCCGTTTGGACTTCGCTTTGATCTGCTACAATCTCTTCAGCAGGGGCCTTGATTTTGAGCTTGGAATACTGCTCCAAAAAGACTACTTGAGAGCCGATTTGAGCAGTCTTGGCGACTGAATCAAACTCAGAACGCAAGGCATCATTGTTCTGAAACGGGCCTTTGACTTGGGTTTGACCATCGGGGGAGATTACCACAAAACACTTCAAATTCATTGTTTACCTCTAAAAAAGGGGGCCATATAAGCCCCCTTTGGATTGATTTGTTAAGGCTTAGGCCGAGACCATGCGCTTGAGAGTTGCCGCGCGGGTCATGCTGTAACCATACAAGGCCTCAACAGTGATTTTACGTGTGCGGGTTTGCTCTTCGATGTACTCGTAAATGGCGAATTGCATGCCTGTTTTGGCATCGGCAACAACGTCATAGCTCAAAATGGAGCCACCGACCTCGACCATATCAGCACCGAAAGCGACTGCAATGGCTGATTTATCTGTGATAAAGCCGACCAAGTTTTGTCCGTTCGCAGGCAAAATGTTAGCACAGATCACTTCGAATCCGTTGAGATTTGGAATCACACCTTGACGAAGCGCGGAGTCAGAACCAGAGCGATCAACGGAAATTACACCCGCATCTTTGAGCAGTGCGCCATGATAGGAGGGGTTCAGCACCAAAGTGTTGTTTGCTGCTGCAAATTGTGCAGTGGATGCAACAGTCCACAAGTCAGCGACATCAGCAAGGTCAAACGTGGATGCCGCGCCCGTGAATGAGGCCGCGCCAAAGTTTGCAGAGGTAATGACTGAGCAAATGTCTTGGAATGTCGCAGTAATAACCGCTTGCATATGAGCTTTGATGAGCGAATTGGCGCTAATGCGACTCAAATTGCGTTCCAAAACTCCCGATGTGGATTTCTTGCGCTTGTTGAGAGTCACATCAACAAAGACGACACCGCCATCATCCTCATTGGAGTAGTTCGCGGTCGAAGCGTTGTAATCAACTGCAGTTGCAGAGGAATACACGGGGACTTTGATTGTGTCGCCTTGCAGATTACGGGAGGCATCAACACCGACCGAAAACGCATCAATGGGGGCGATTGTGGGGCCAAGAGCATCAATGAGTTCAAGGCCAATTTCGGAAATAGTTCCGTTTGTAAATACTGAGTTTGCCATTTCTTAAAATCCCTTACTTGAGTTTGTTTTTGTGTTCTTGGTAAAACTTTGCGCGGGCAACGGGGTCTTTGATTTCTTGCATTTGGGCTTTTAATGCCTCGCGCTCAGTCGAGTCATCGCCATTTGATGCAGGGAGTGGTGCGCCATTGCGGAATTGATCCAAATCAGGATTAGGAGATTGGCTTGCTTGGGGTGCACGTCCTTTAAGGTCATTGAGAAATTGACTCAAAGCATCTTCGACCGTCGCTCCATTACGAATAAGAGTCTCAGCAAGTGCCGATTGAGTCACATCAGCAGATGCGCGGATCTTGTCTTGGCGATCTTGTTCAGCTTTTTTGTCAGCTTCGTTTTTGGCCTCAATCTCTTGGATTCGAGCCTCAAATTCTGCCCGTTGTTTTTCGAGGGCCGAATCAAGTAGGGCCTTGTGTTCTTCTTCGGTCACTTGCGCGGCCTCCGTTTTTGGTTGTAGTAAATGATTAGGACATTTTGCGAACTTTGTCAAATCAAATTTAGCAACTTGTGATGATTTTGAATCAGTTTTTTCGGTTGCGAAGCCTTTTTCGATTGATTCGTCAGCATTAAGCCAAGTTTCATCATTGAGCAGTGCGTTAATCTCATCCTCTTCTAGTGAGGTATTAGATTTATAAATACTCACTAGATTAGCTTTGAGCGCATCTAAAATATCCGCTTCTTTGCGCATTGCATCGGCATCGCCCATAGCAAAAGACCATGGATTATGGATCATTAAAACCGATCCTTCGGACATAGTGCGCTTCGATCCCGCCAAAAAGATAATGGATGCGATTGAGGCGGCAATACCATCAACAACGGTCTCAACTCCACGGGCTTTGAGGACATTGTAGATTGCGATTCCATCAAAAACAGATCCCCCAGGGGAGTTAATTCGGACCACGGGAGTTTGGTCTTTTGGGATCTGTGCGAGTTTTTCTGCAATGCTCTGAGGGGTAATAGACCACCCATCAATAGCATCATAGATCATGATTTCATTATTCATCGTTTTGGGCTCCTTTTGGTTCTTCGGTGTCGTTCTCTTGGGGGTCTTTTGGTTCTTCTGCTTGGGATTCGTTGGCATAATTCCCCATTAGGTCGCTTGGTTTTAGGTTGTATTTCTCAGCCACTTTTTGGATCACTGCGATTTCATTGGCACGGGTTTCTAAATGCGCAACGAGGTCAATTCCACGCTTGGCGAGTTCGCTTGTCATGGTCGTGAGTCCCGTTTCGAGATTGGTTTTTGCCGCATTCGCAGTTTTGACCGCATCGACTTCGGAATAATTTGGAGAGCCGATCCATGAAGGGACTTGGGTAGCTTCTTCAATCGAGATCATTCCCATCAAATAGGCTTCCATCATCACGGCCTTGTAGATCCGCGCAAAAGCAAACGAATTGCCCCGATTCCATGCGTCTGCGTACCGATAAAAGCCCTCTGTGCTCAACTTGCCCGATGCAAAATTAGTCCTTGAGAAATCCTTAAAAACGACCTCAACAGGTGCACCGACTGCTGCACAAGCAAATCGCACCGAACGCTCAAAAAGCACATCTAAATCAGTGTTTCCGCTTGGAGTCACGTTTTGCACTTTGGTTCCACGTGGAACAGTCATGATGCCATCAGGGACTGCATCACTCAGCAGAGTTACACCGCTTCCAAACGGGTCAATGATCGCATTCCCATCCTCATCAACTGCACCCACACCCGCATAGGTATCTGAGGGGCGATCCGTTTCGAGGATCACAGAGATTGCCGCATCTTTGTGAGCGCGTTTAAGGCAGGCATCCCACAAATTGGCTATATCGCTAATTTCCTGCATGATTGGGGTAATAATGGGGAGGCCACGAGACTGCAAAGGGGCTTGTGAATTGGGTCTACGCATCAAGACCGCAAGAGGTCGGCCTGTTTTGGGATCTTCGCAAGCTACGAAAACTCCACCATCTGCATCCTCATCCTTGTAATAATAGCCCGCCTCTTTTCCACTCGCAGTAAATCCCACACCATGCCAAAAGCGTAGACCTCGCCATGTGCCGCCTTGGGGCGTGTTTTCGGGGTTTGTGAGTCGTGTGGAACTGACAATTTGAATCCGAGTTTGCAAGCCAAATGCACTCGAATCGTTTACGATCAGAACCAAACAATCACCGACCTCAACTTGTTGTTTGACAATCTGCGCATAAATGGAATCAAGGTCTTGAGTCCCGCTAATGCAGGCCGATTTAGCCCACTCCCTAAAGATCTGAGTGCCCATTTCGGGGCCGACTGCTGTAAGCCCAGTCCCTGCGATAAAGTCGGTAAAAGAGCGCGAAAAAGCCGAAGCGACTGAGTTATTTCTGTGCAAATAGAGTGCACGGGCTTGGAGTCTTGGGAGGTCAGCAGTTAAAAGTAGGTTCTCGGATTTGTCCGCACGAATCGGAGTCCATCCCAAATCACTAAAATCTGCGCCACGATAATGACGGGTCATTGTAAGCCCCTCCGAACAAATCGAACAGGTCTATAGGCTGAGAGATTGCCCGTGTTTTCTTGCTGAATCTGTTGTTTTAATCGGTCTCTTGCGCTCAAAAGTTCGTTGATTGTCAAGTAATTTGTGCTTGTCCCATCTGCACGAGTCACAGATTGGACGTGTCCATTTTGACTACTAGCGAGCTTTTGTATTTGCGCTTCGATTGACGCAAGATCATCTGTAAGTGACATGGCACTCCTTTTGCATTAAAAATAAACCTTTTGACATAAAATTAGAGCCTTTTAGACCTGCGCATTGAAGCTAATTGCAAAACTTTGGGTGAAATTGGCTTGTTTTGCGCTACGACTTGGGGTTTTTCTGGCATTGGAATAGGTCTAATCGTTTCGGTTTGGGTGTAAACTTGCTCCACTTTGGGTTGAATTTTGTGCAAAGATTTCATGTGGCCCGCAAAAATTGCGTAGACCGTTGCATCTCTGAGGTCATTTTTGGCGAATTTGTGCGGCTTTTCCCACTTGAGAACGATGCCTTGAGCGGTTTCGACCTTCTTTTTTACTTCGGAATTGAGGTGTTGGAGATACCTTTTCGACACATCCGCAGGAATCTCTAGGCTAAATGGTGCGCCCGATTGAGTTTCTAGGCTTTTATGGAGTTCGTCTTGCCAATAAGTGTGGTCCAAATTGAATAGACTCACACCGACCGAAGCCTTACCATATTGCGCTTTGGGGTCTGCGCTTGTAATCACCCATGGAGCGGTTAGCCTGGAGTTACCCATCACGGGAACGAGCCATGGGTTTCGTCTGCAATAGTCATAAATCACGGGAGTATTAAAACCCGCATCAATCGCCCCCGCAACGCAAATAGGCGGGTCTCCATGGCCTAGCCAAGTCATGCCCTGCATTGTGGCGATTTGGAATATCCCTTTTTCAGCACGGGAGAATGATTCGATCCCGCCATAAAAAACAAGATCTTCCCAAATGAGGTATTTTCGACCATTTGCACCCCATCCGAGCAAGACCACAAAAGCGGAGTCCATGCCAATATCAATTCCGATTGAGCAAGCCACGACATCAGCAGGGATTTCGCCCCGTTTGTGGGTCGTGCTGAGTAGGGATTCTTCAGATATATCTGTGGTCAAAACGCTCAAATCCATAGGCCGAGCGCACCATGAGTTCCAAAATTCCGCGAGTTTTGCGGGGTCGTCTTTGCATTCAAGATAGGCAGCCACGACTTGGCTAAAGTTTTTAGTGATAGAGTGCCAAATTGCTTTACGAAAACCTACATGGGTCTCAGCTAGATCGGGATCAAAGCATCCGAATCGTTGCCCTTGCACTAATCCCATGTGATCCGCATCAGTTACCTTGCCACCACATGCAGGGCATTCAGCCCATGCAAGGCTTTCTGTTTGGATCTGTCTGTAATCAACTCCATCAGGCCATCTCAGAGATTCAAAATCAAAATGCTCCCATGCGCCACAATGAGGGCATTTCCATTCGATTACATGCCTTTTGGATTTGTTGTAATAATCTAGGATGCCACCACCACCCGATAATTTCTTTGGGGTCGATCCGATTAGGATTTTGAAGTTTGGCCTTGTTTGACCCCGTGCAATCAAAAGGCGAATCGGGTCTAAGTGTCCTGTTAAGTTCTCATCAATTTCATCAGCCGCCACCCAATCAGCGGGGGTTTCAGCCATTGTCTGGGGGGAGGACATTAAAGCCCAATTGATATAATTGCCCGCTTCAAATTTGAGCTGTACTTTATTGGACTTGCCTCTTTCGTTAATGAATCCAATAGGGGATCGCTCTGCAATGGATCGAAAACGATTGTATACACGGGTCTGCAAAGTGCTACCAGGCAAAGCAAAAACCCCGTTTACTTTGCGTTCGCCCATCATGTAGGCAGTCGCTTCAATCATTGTAAAAGTCTTTGAGCTTTGGGCTGCATACATCATTGTTATCATGGTCACATTTGGATTGCGTAGCATCTCTAAAACATCTTTAGATTCTGGAACCAAGTCATGAGTCGGTCGATCCACACCACGCAAACCCTCACCCGCAGGGAGTCGTAAAACCTCCTCGCACCATTCCCAAACGGGCTTATCTAGCTTGGCCTTAAAAATGGGAGCGAGTTTTTTTGAGGCGATTGCTAAAAACTTTTCTTTACTGATTGGCATTAAGGTAGCCCTCGCACTCTAAAAAGGCTTTATTCATTTCGCCTTCAATAATGTCTTGAATTTTCTTGGGGTTCTTTTGGCCCACCAATTGAGGGGTCAAAGTGTACTGCACTTGCCGAAGCCTCGAAACAAGCCTTGAAATGATTTCAAAACTCACAGAGGTAGCGTGTTCAATTTCGACTAGATTGCCCTCGCGTACCTGGTTCTCCATTTCCACTTTTTTGGTGGATTCCTGCCGTTGTCTGATTTGCCAAACTAGAGCCACCTCAGTGAGTTCAGCATAATCCATGGACTCTAAATCTGCATCAAAGTCAGCCAATTTCGAATCCATTTGAGGCATCTTAATAGGCTTGTTTTGCATATCGGGGGGCGGGGCAATTTGATCTAAATCCTGCCCTTGTCTCTGCATGTTATAATGTTTCTGACATAAACCCTTTCTAAACATGTTGTTTTGACATCCATAGACCGAGCATTTTAAGACCGTTCTAGTCTTTGTTTTCGGGCCACCTTTGGCTTTTGGCTTTGTCATTGATAAGCCTCGCTTATAGTTGATTTTGGTTGATTATCAATTGATAACCTACATATTTGAGGAAATTTCGCGAGTGCGATG